CCCGACACTTTCGCAGCCAGCGTCTGTCGCCGCCGGCGATCAGGAATCGGATGCGGGGTCGCTTTGTCGGGAGCCGCCGGAAAAATGACCAGCTACCGGACGTGCTCACGCGACTCATTGGCGGGATGTTGATCATGCGACTCTATGGCGCAATCCAGAAGGTCGAGCCTCAAGACGATGGAACTGTGCGGGTGCACGGGATCGCGTCGTCGGAGGTGGTGGACGACCAAGGTGAGATCGTTCGGGCTGACGCGATGCGCGCGGCGATCCCGGACTACATGCGTTTTCCGGCACTGCGCGAGATGCACCAGCTCTCGGCTGCTGGAACGACCCTCGAAGCCGAGGTCGGTGACGACGGGACGACCCGGATTGTCGCCCGTGTCGTCGACCCGATCGCGATCACCAAAGTTAGAAACCAGGTCTATCGCGGCTTTTCGATCGGCGGCCGAGTCACACAGCGCGAGGCCGGCAACCCCAAGGCTATCACCGGCCTGGTTCTCAACGAAATCTCGCTCGTCGATCGTCCGGCAAACCCCGAAGCGATATTCGATTGCTGGAAAGCTTTCGCCGTTTCCGAGGCGATTCATTCCCGAGCGGAATCGCCTCTGCCGGCGACGGTGTCACCTACGCCTACGCGAGAGCCGTTCAACCCTCCGATTCAGATCTGGGCTTGTGGGGTGGCGGACCATCATCATCGTGGCAAAGGCGACGCCGTCAAATGTCTCGAAAGGCAAGCGCTCGGCACAGACGTTCACTTGCCGCCGTCACCACAAAAGACTCTGACTTCACCGCCGGTGAGCAACCTAGAAGCCGATAGTGCTACCAAAACCGAAGTCGCGATCGGTGCGGCAAAAAGGGCAATCGAGACGGCCGAAGGGGCGCTCGCTAAGGCCGATAGCCGTGAGAATGGGAGCATGTCCAGCAGTTTGCTCGAGGGCCACAGAGAGCTGAATTACGCCGATCCCGGATACCAACCGGACGGAAAGCGTCGCTACCCGATCGACACGGAGCGTCACATTCGCGCTGCCTGGAACTATATTAACAGGCCCAGCAACGCTCAGCGATACACTGCCGATCAAGTCGGCCGGATCAGAGCTGCCATCATCGCCGCTTGGAAGGAGAAGATCGACATCGCGGGGCCGCCCTCGGCCAAGGGTGACGAAAAGGCATCTTCTGCAACACTAACCAAGGCGCTTTGCGATGTTGGTCACGTGGCTCAAATAATTCACGAGCTCGACTGGCTTCAGGATACACTCGAGATCACGGCGACGATGGAGGGGGACGACTCGCCGCAATCAGCCCGCCTCCAATCGATAATCACGGAACTGTGCGGCTTTTTGAACGCGCTGGTAGCCGAAGAAATGGGCGAGCTTCTAGGCGACGCCCCAATGGACGGCGAGTGTCTCCCACAGCGCGCTGCTGAATTGATCGCGATGACCGCTAGCGCGCCCGGGGCCGCGCGCATTGCCGCTCTCCTCAAGACAGGGAATCCGTACATGCAGACGCTCGCTGCCGCTCTCCTGGCCAACGCCAAACACTCGCAAGGTGACCAAGCGCTGGTGGACATGGCTCTCTGCGCTTGCGAGAAATGCTTGAAGATCGGCGGCCTGTCGGGCGATGAGAAGGCGCATATGGCCAGGGCTTGCGACCATCTTCGCGAGGCCGGCGCGGCTCCGTCGGAGACTTCGATGGTCGACGCAGCGGGCAACATGGAGCACAGCGCGCCACAGATGGAGCAGCCACCATCGGATTTCCGCCCCGGTGACAATGCCACGGTCGACAGTTCAAAAGGGTCCGGCGCAATCACAGCGGCGGGCGGCAAGCGCGACCGTGCGCACCAGAATCTGATGGATATCGCCCATGAATGCATCGGCAAGCTGACCGGCGGGATGGCATGTTTTCAGTTGTCGCCGGGCTCTGATTCGGAACCGGCACCTGCAGGAAGCACCAACACCGAAGAGGTCGCAAAGGCTGGTGCTCGCCATTCTGCCGAAACGATGGCGCACCTGCGCTCGGCGCACGGCCACCTGGCCGCTGCCGGCGCCAAATGCGACGCTGCGGGTATCGGCGAGGAAGAGTACCAGGGCACTGAATTCGAGTCGGTGAAAGCTTTACGGACGGAAGACCTCGCCAAGGTGTTGGCCGACGAACGGGCCGAAAAGACGGCGCTGGTCAAGGCACTTGGCGAAATGGTACCGTTGCTCGATCGGCTGTCGAAGCGGGTCGACGACATCGCCCGTACTCCGCTTCCGCCATTGACGATCGCCAGAGGCAGCGTCTCGTTGTCGAAGCAGCAGGATGGCGCAAACATTGGAAGCGCCACTGACAGCTCGCTCTCGCCGGAGGCGATCGCGTCCGCGCTTGCCAAAATGAGCAAAGAGGAGCAGACCCTCACCCTGATCAAGGCGAGCTATGCCAATCCAATCCGGGTGCTCGGTGCAGCCATCGGCGAACACTGACAGGGCACCAGACTAACACACGCCATCCGGCTTCGCGGCGAAACTCTGTTTCGCCTGACGGCGACAGCGCAAGCGCCCCGCTTGCGCGACCGCCGCGGAGCCGTCACCAAGCCCGGTCTTCGACCGGGCTTTTTATTGCCCCCCTTCCGGGAGGACCGTTAAATGAATCCGCTCACTCAGGAATCGCTCGAGCTCTTGAAAGGCGCTCTGGCCCAGCCGAATGACACGCTCGGCAAGTCGATCTCGACCGCGACGGGTCTGCTCGCCTACGACCTTCAAGCACCGGCCAAGAATCTCTACCCCTTCGTGACCCCGATCCGGAACGTGATGCCGCGGGTCGGCGGCGGCACCGGCTCAGCAACGAATTGGCGCCAAGTCAACTCAATCATCGGCTCCGGCTTCGATGCAATGGGCTGGGTACCAGAAGGCCAGCGCTCGGGCCAGATGTCTTATTCGACCTCGAACAAATCAGCCACTTATGTGACGATTGGCGAGGAGGACGCGGCGACCTTCGAAGCGATTTCGGCGGGACGCCAATTTGAGGATATTCAGGCGCGAATGACCTTTCGCCTGCTGCAAAAGATGATGCTCAAGGAGGAGATGGCAATCCTCGCCGGCAACGCCACGCTGCAGCTCGGGACGCCGACGACCCCGACGCTGACGGCGTCGGGCAGCGGCGCGACGCTCCCATCGGGGACCTACTACGTCAAGGTCGTCGGGCTGACCCTCGAAGGATACCAGAATTCGACCGTCCTGAACGGCGTTGCCACCTCGAAGAGCGTCACGGGCGCCGACGGAAAGAGCTATATGCTGTCCGGTGGCTCGTCGAACATCAGCGCAGAGGCGAGCCAGGCGGTAACCCTCGGCCAAACCTTGTTCTGCAGCGTCATCGCGATGCAGGGCGTGGTTGCTTATGCCTGGTATGTCTCGACGGCGACCGGGACCGAGACCTTGCAGGCCATCACGACGATCAACAGCCTTGCCGTCTCGGCCCCGCTCAGCACCGGCAACCAGTCGCAGACTGCGATCACTGGCGATAACTCGGCCAATTCCAGCTACGCTTATGACGGGCTGCTGACCACCGCGCTCATGCCAGGGTCGAACGCCTATATCAATATCATGTCGACCGGCACTGCCGGCGCTGGGACACCACTGACCGCGTCTGGCCGCGGCTCGGTCGTCGAAATCGACACTATGTTTCAGAAGATGTGGGACAATTTCGAGCTTTCGCCGACCGTCCTCTATGTCAACTCCCAAGAACTGAAGAACATCACCAGCAAAGTCCTGTCGAACGCGTCAGGGCCGTTGTTGCGCTTCGACTCCCCGGCAGACGGGAGCCAAGGTGAGTACCAGGTGACGGCGTCCGGCGTGGTGCAGTTCTACTATAATCCTTTCGCGATAGATGGCGGTCTTCGAATCCCGATCAAGATCCACCCGCGGGTGCCGCCCGGCACGATCATCGGCTGGGCCGAGAACCTGCCGATTCAATACCAGTCGAACGAAGTGCCGAACGTCGCCGAGCTCAAAACCCGGCAAGATTACTATCAGATCGACTGGCCGATCGTCACCCGCCAGCGCCAAGTCGGCGTCTACGCCGAAGAGGTTCTGGCCGTGTATGCGCCGTTCGCAATGGGTGTCATCTGCAACATTGCCAACGGCTGACCCGCGTTCATGACGGTCTCTGATTTGAGCTGAAGGAGACACCTCCGTGTCTGATCTAATCGCATTACGGGCCGTCTTCCCGGTGTGGGATGCCGTTGGGCACGGGACGAGGCGGTACCCGCACGATCTCGACGGGGTCGTGCGGGTGCCGCGCGAGGCAGCCGTACATCTGCTCCACAATGGCGGCTATGTCATTCACGACCCCGGTATTGCGCCGACGCTGGCTCATCAGTTGGCCCCGACGGTGACGCGATGACTAACGGCGAATCGATGACGATCGAGCTGACCCCCGATGACCCGGTGGTCAAGGCGATGCAAGAGATCAACCGCGCCTTCTTTTCTGCGGCCCAACGTCTCGGCGTGCCGGTTGCGCTGGAAGGGCTCGCCAATATTCTGGTCATCAACCTCGCTGCTGCCTATGGCGAGACGGTGGCAATGGCAACGCTCGGCGACATCGCCGCACACGCGACCCCGATCGCTCGGATGTGGGGCATCGTCGCCGCGATGGCGGATCACGAGCCGGGACACGCGTGATGGCCAACTTTGCTCCCCCCGGGGCAAACTATAGCGATCTTACGACGCTTGCCGATGTCAAGGCGTGGTTGCAGACCGGGCAGACCGCATTTCCATCGACCGACGACGCGCTATTGACGCGTTTGATCACGGCAGCGAGCCAATTCATACAGACTTGGCTCAATCGGCAGATCGGCTCGCAGGATTGGATCGAGACTCGTGATGGTCTGGGGAGCGCCCTCGGACCGCGCGACATGCGCTACCAATTCGCGGCGTTCCCAGTCATCGCCGTCAGCCTCGTAGTCGTCGATGGCTTGACGATTCCGCCTATCCCCGCTTCCCCATCGGTGCCGCCCGGCGTCGCTGTCGTCAGCACCTTTGCGACCCAAGCGGGGTACCTCTTTACCCCGACGCAGCTCGTGATCCGGGGATACGTAGTGCCACGAAAGGCCGGATGCGTGACCCTGCAATATACTGCCGGCTATGCGGTGACACCACCCGAGCTGGCTCAAGCCTGCATCGAGCTCGTCGCACTGCGATACCGCGAGCGCAGCCGCATTGGCGAGATTGCGCGGGCGATCGGCGGCGGCGAAACCGTGTCGTACTCGCAAAAAGACATGAGCGACTCGATAAAGACATTGATCCAGCAATACCGTATCGTCGCGCCGATCGCCGGATTCCTGATGCCGGCGCCCACCCAAACAGATGCGGCGACACTGACAGGCGCGATGTGATCACGGCCTATCTTGTTGGCGACGTGCAGTTGCTGGAGCGACTGCGCGCACTGCCTGACGCAATCAATTCGGGGCTCCTGCGCGGGATCACCCAGCTCGGGATTGAGCTTCAGCGCCACGTTCAGCAAGACAAGCTGAGCGGACAGGTACTCAGGAGCCGTACCGGATCACTGAGGTCGAGCATCAGCCTCCAGGTCGATCAGAGCGGCGGCGCCGTCACCGCGAGCGTCTTTACCGACAGCCGATATGCCGGCGTACAGGAATACGGTTTTGCTGGGACGGTCAGTGTCAGGGACAGCCTTCGGCGGATCAGGGAGGCCTTTGGTCGGCCGATCGCCGAGAAGACGATCAGCGTGCGGGCGTACGATCGCCGCATGAATCTCCCCGAACACTCTTTCCTACGCTCAGCGCTCGAGGACATGGCGCCGGCCATCCGCGACGAGGTGGAAGCCGCTCTGGCGGAGGCGGTATCGCAATGATTGCGTGGGACACAGGTCTCCCGCGGTGGAGAGCGGCCGATGATCGTCCGTGAGTCGATTTATGCCGCGCTCTGGGCGCTTGGGGCCGGCGCGGAGAGCTTCGCCAGCGCAAACCGGCGGCTGCGACATTGGGCCGACGTGGCCCCGGCTGAGCAGCCCGCGCTGTTCATGAGCGAAAAGGGCGGGCGCGCTGTGACCAAGGCGCTTGGGGCGCCGATCGCTTGGACGCTCTACGCGGATTTCTATGTATACGTCCATTCGAGCGATCCCTACTTGGCGCCAGCAATGCTTCTAAATCCACTGCTGGACGCGCTCGAAGCAGCGCTCGCGCCGTCGCCGGCGACGGGCATTCAGAACCTCGGATTGCCCGCGATGGTGCAGCACGCTTACATCTCCGGCAAGGTCGAAACTGACGAAGGCGTGCTTGGCGATCAGGCGATCGCGATCGTCCCGGTCGAGATCTTGTGCGTCTGACCACGCCCCGCGAAGACGCCTCGTGACGGCAGTGAGAAGCACCTGAAATCGCCGTTTCTCTCGCCTCTGTAATGAACCCTGCTCGTAGGAGTATTCCGATGGCTGTGGAAGATTCTGAAGGAAGCACGCCGCTTCCGGAGGAGATCGAACAAAGCCCTATCGCGCTGAGAAGCGGGTCGCTTTCGATCGACCACCTGATCGAGCGTTGGTGGCAGGACCATTTCCCAGGCTCGGCGATCGCCCGCGATACCCAGGCCTGGAATGTCGCCCACGCCGCCAAGGAGATGCTTAAGCGGCTTTTGAAAGGGAGTATCTGACATGCAATTGAGCTTCGGCTCGGGTGCGGTTTGGGGCGAGCGCACCGATGTGACCGGTTCCGGGATTGGCCCGCGCCAGTTCGGCGTGCTCCAGGATATCCAGATTGATTTCGATTGGACCGATAAGCCGCTGTACGGCCAACTTCAGTTCCCGGTGGCAATAGCGCGGGGCCAGGGCAAGATCACCGGTAAGGCAAAGTTCGCCCAGATTCTCGGATTGCTGTACTCCGACATCTTTTTTGGCCTTACTCCGGCTACCGGCCAATTTGCGGTATCCCAGCTCGAGGCTGCCAGCATCCCGGCTGTGACGCCTTACACAGTGACTGTCGCCAACGCAACCAATTACAACGACGACCTTGGCGTCGTCTACGCCGCCAGCGGCAAGCGCTTCAATCGAGTGGCGACCCCTTCTGGAGCCGGTCAGTACTCCGTAAACTTTGCTACGGGCATCTATACTTTTTCGTCCGCCGATGCGAGTGCTGCCGTTTTGATCTCGTATACTTACAACCTCACGACGTCAGGCAGCAAGCTCACGATCACGAACCAAGTGATGGGAACGACGCCGACCTTCAAGGCGACTTTCTACACCAACTACGCCGGCAGCGGGACGGCCTTGCGTCTCAACGCCTGCATGGCCAACAAGTTGTCGCTGCCGACCAAAGTTGACGATTGGACAATCCAGGAGCTCGACTTCTCGGCCTTCGCCGATGCCTCGGGCACGATCGGCTATCTAAGTACGGTGGAGTGATGCTTCCCGGGGTGACGATCGCGATGGGTGGCCGGGATTGGTTGGTTCCGCCGCTCACTCTCGGCCAGCTCCGTCGGCTGATGCCCAAGGTGCGGCAATTGACCGAGATCGGCGCTTCAATGGGCGAGACGCAGATCAGCGTGCTCGTCGAAATTGTCACCGTGGCACTGCAACGCAATTACCCTGAGGCAACCGCAGACATGGTCGAGAATCTGCTCGATCTTGGCAATGCCAGTGCCGTGCTGAATTCGGTGCTTACCGGCTCAGGGTTGAAGCTGCGTGATGACCGGCTGGGGGAAGCATCGGCCCCCGGGACCAGCCCGGGGGCAGGCTTGACAACCGCGAGACCGTCGGACTTGGTCCGGGCGGCGCGGACGGCTGGGGACGTATCTATGGCCTTCTCGCCACCGCCTGCGGCTACAGCTACCCCGTAATCGACGAAATGACGCTCTTCGATTTCGAAGAGCTGACGGCATATTGGGCCGAGCATCCGCCGGTTCACATCTTGGTCGGGGCATATCTCGGCGCCGGCAAACATCAGCGCAAGCCGGTACCTTCTGCCGGTTCCCCTCCGGCCCGCGCGCCGAGCTCGGATCTCCAAACGATCCTAGCCGAGCTCGGCCCCGGATTTGGGGCGGGCGACGTTCATGCCGGACTACCCGGGGTGGTGCTCGATTTCTCTGAGCTCCGGCGGCGAGTGAGAAGTAGCGATTGAAGCTCGCAGAGCGCCACAAGGGGCGAGCGTTGAGCACCGTCGGGTGCCCAGGTCACTGAGGGACTATTATGGGCGACATTGAAACCAGCGTCGTTATCAGCGCCCAAACCGACGACCTCCAATCCGGAATGGAGGCTGCGTCAAATTCCGTTCAGGTGGCCACGGATGCAATGCGGGCCCAGTTCGCGGGGCTCGGAGCCGCCGCTCAGCAGGCGCAATCGCAGATCAACGTCGCCGCAGGGCAGGTCGGATCCAGCATCGGCGCGCTCCAGTCCAAGGCCGCAGGCCTCGCGGGGCAGGTAGGCAATAACCTAATGCCAAACAGTGGCGGCACGGACGGCCGCAATTCCAGTCAGGGAGCAGCGCGTTCGAACGCAACCGCCCCTGCTCGCGGCGGGGCCGGTTCCGCCAGCGTGTCGGCGTGGCGCGCGGAGCTGCAGGAACAGCTGGTAGCCGAGCAAAGCTTCTTCGGACAATCGAGGGACGAAGAGCTAGCATTTTGGCAGGATAAGCTGGCGCTCACCGAAGCCGGATCGAATGCCCGTTTGGCGGTCGAACGCAACATTTACGAGCTCGAAAAGCAGCTCGCCGTGCAAGCCGAACGCGATCAGCTCGACCAGGTCAACGCCGATCAGAAGGTCGCCGATGCGAAATTCGCCAACTACAAGGCGGCGATCGATAACGAGGCCGCGCTCGGCCAAATTTCAGCCACCGAGCAGGTCCGGCAGGAGCAAGATCTCCTCGACCTCAAATGGTCTTACGATCAGGCCTATTACGAGAAGAAGCTCGACGCGGCACAGAACGATGTCCAGACGCAGCAAAAGCTAATCGAGGAGCAGGAGCTTGCCTACGAGAAGTACGTCGGCGAGGTCCAAGCGCTTGATACCAAACTGGCCGAAGCGAACAAACAGGCGTGGGACGACCTCGTTGCGCCGATCGAGCGCGCGATCGATACGTCTGTTACCGGGATCATTCTGGGAACGACGACGGTGCAGAAGGCGCTCGCCAACCTGGCACAGTCGATCATCGCCGAGTTCATCAACTCAGCGGTGAAGGGTGTCTTTGGGCAAATTGGTAATCTCTTCGGCGCTAGTCTTCTTGGGGGCGGCGGAGATCAGGACTTCTCGGGGGGTCTTACCGGCGCCGGCGAGGAGGTGGTGGGCGGCGGCATCGCCGACAGCTTGGGACTCGGCAGCCTGTTCGGCTCTGGGGGTATCCTTGGCAGCCTCTTCAAGGGGATCGGCACTCTGTTCGGCTTTGAGCATGGAGGCATCGTGCCGAGCGCGCAGGGCGGGTGGGCAGTGCCGAGCCTCGGGCCGGGAGGCGTGCTCGCGCAGCTGCACAGTAATGAGATGGTGCTGCCTGCGAATATCTCTCAGGGTTTGCAGAACTTGATTGCCGCGCCTAACGGCGCCAGTGCAAGCGGCGGCGGTGCCCCCGTTGTCGTCAACTTTGGCGTCTCAGCGATGGATAGCCAGGACGTGGCGCGGTTTTTTCGCAGCAACGGGAGTGCGCTTGTCACAGCGATCAACAACGCCATGCGTAACGGATCGATGCTACGGACGAGCTGATGGGCGACATAGGAGTTTTCCCGTCACTGCCTGGTCTCGCCTGGAGCGTCACCAAAACACCGACCTTTCAGACCCGCATCCAGCGAGCGGTGTCCGGGCGGGAATTGAGAGCGCTCGATTATCCCTACCCGCTTTGGGAGTTTACGCTGGTCTTTGATCTATTGCGTGACAACCCGGCAGCCGGCTACGACGAGCTGCGAACCTTGATGGGATTCTTCCTGCTCTGCCAGGGCGCCTTCGGCACGTTCCTGTTTCGGGACCCGAGCGATGATCAGGTCACCGGGCAGCAGATCGGCGTCGGCAACGCCAGTGCGACCGTGTTCCAACTGCAGCGGGCGATGGGCGCAACGCTGCCCGGCGGCGGTTTTCTGGAACCAATCGTGGCGCCTAACGTCGTCGGTGCGGTTTACCTCGACGGCATTACCCAAAGCCCGGGAACTTATAGCGTAGATCCGAACACCGGATTGGTGACGTTCAGGACGACGCCGGGTAGCGGGCTGATAATCACCGCCGACTACAGCTATTACTTTCGATGTCGGTTTATCGACGACAGCTATGCTTTCGAGAATTTCATGTTTCAGCTGTGGCAGCTGAAAAAGCTTACGTTCATCTCGGTGCGGCCATGAAGCCTGCTTCGACCGCCCTGATTGCGCTGCTCAACAGCGGCGAACAATTCATTATGGCCGACCTTTACACCTTCACCCTGGTCGGCGGCGCGACGATCCTGCGTTATTCGGCAGCGCCGACGCCGATCGTCGCCAATGGGTACCTGTTCGCGGCCGGGCCAAAATTCGAACGCTCGAAAACCAAGATCGTGATCGGCACCCAGGTCGACGAGCTCGACATCAAGATCTACCCGGAGATGACCGACCTCGTCGGCTCGACGTCGTTCCTCGAGGCCGCGTGGCAAGGACAGTTTGACGGCGCACTGTTGCAGTTGGAACGCGCCTTTATGGGTGCTGACGGGGGCGGCTATGGCGACACCAGCGCCGGAACGGTAATCCTGTTCTCTGGGCGCATCTCCGACATCGATTGCAGCCGCACCGGGATTGACATGAAATGTCGGTCGCACCTCGAGCTTTTGAATATCCAGATGCCGCGGCGACTGTGGCAATCGAGCTGCTCGCATGTCTTCGGCGACCCGATGTGCCTGTTCAACCGGTCGAGCCTCGCCCTGACGTTCACCGCCGCCGCGGGGTCGACCACGACCGTCATCCAGGGCGCGCCGGTGACGAGCACGCCTTATGCGCAGGGGACCATCATCGGTGTCACGGGAGCAAATGCCGGCTATAGCCGCACGATCTCCGCATTCACGAGCGGCGCCACCGTCGGCTGCAAGCTGGCCTTTCTGGCCGCGGTTCAGCCGGGCGATCAGTTCCAAATCCTGCCTGGTTGCGATCGGACCCTGGGGACATGCACCACCGTTTTCAACAACGCGGTGCACTTTGGCGGAATGCCGTACATCCCGACCCCAGAGACGGCTGTCTAAGGTGGGGTGCGCAATGATCGATCAGCGCCGCGCAGCGGTTCTCGCCGAAGTCGAAACTTGGCTGGGGACTCCTTATCATCACCTCGGGAGGGTCAAGGGACGCGGCGTCGATTGTCTGACGTTGCTTGCGGAGGTCTATGAGGCGGTCGGGCTGATCCCGCACGTCGATCTGGAATTCTATCCTCCCGATTGGCACCTGCACCGTGGGGATGAGCTCTATCTGAATGGGCTGTCGCGCTACGCGCGCGAGATCGAGGGGCCGCCCCAGCCGGCTGACATTGCGCTCTTTCGATTTGGCCGGTGTTTTTCTCACGGGGCGATCGTCACCGAGTGGCCGCGGCTGATCCACGCTTGGCATAAAGCCGGCGTGCTGCGTTATGACGCCATACAACCGAATTTGGCGAAGCGGGCCGTTCGTTTCTTTGACGCGTTCAGGTGACGCATGGGCGGCATTCTCGGTTCCAGCGGCACCAACGCGAAGCAATCGCGCGCCGTTGGGTCGCTGCAATTCCAGACCTCGCAGCGCGGCGGCGTCATCCCGCTCATGTATGGAAACAATCGCCTAGCGCCGAATTTGCTCGATTACGACGATTTCAAAGCTACGGCCAGTAGTGCGAGCGGCGGCAAGGGTGGCAAGGGCGGCGGTGGAGGCAAGGGCGGCTCGCAGCAATACATGTACTCCGCTTCCTTTATCCTTGGGCTGTGCCAAGGACCGATCGAGAACATCGGTACTGCGTGGGCAGACAAAAACGTCGGCGTGACCGAGACGGCGCCGGCGAGTTACATCAACGTCCTCTTTGGCACTGACGGCCAGGCGGTTGATTCGTTTTGGGAGACTAATCACCCCGCCAAGGCGATCTCATATTCGGCCACAGCCGCAGTGGTGTTAGGCATTTACCAGCTCGGCAACATGGCGACATTGCCGAACTTCTCTTTCGAAATCATCTCGGCGTTCACCGATGGGCCAAACGGCGCCGACGCTAACCCGGCGTCAATCGTTACGGATTTCTTGACTAATCTTCGGTACGGGGCAAATTTTCCATCGGCTAATCTTGACACGCTCGCGCTCTGGCGGTCCTATTGCCAGGCCCTCGGGATAGCGCTTTCGCCAAAGATCGACACCCTGCTGGCGGCTAACACCTACCTGGACAGCATTGTCAAACTGACGAATAGCGCCATCGTGTGGTCGGGCAATCTTCTGAAGATCCTCCCATACGGGGATATGCCGGTCACGAATGCGTTCACGATCGCCAATTTCACCGGAGGACCGACGCAAGCCGGCGGCGACACCATCGCGCTGACCGTCACCGACCCGGCATTGAACGGGAGTACGCCCGTAACGGCGACGTACACGACGTTGGCCAATCAGCAGATGTCGGCCGCCATGGCGGGGCTGGCGGGGGCAATAAATGCCCTCTCCGTGCTGACGAATTTTGGCATTCACGCAGGAAACGCTTCGGCCTTTTCGATGATGATTGTCCAGGGCAATCCCACGGGCAACACGTCGTTTGCCGCCACGGGCGGCGGCGGGATCGGTACCGCGCCCTTCGACGGTCCCACGACCTACACCTTCACGCCGGTTACGCAACCGATCTACAGCCTCAGCGAAAACGACTACATCGTTCAGGAGTCGAGCGTCGGGAGCTTTACGGGACCGAACCCTGGCGGAGATTCGCTGCGCGCGGGCGCGACGCCCATAACGGGCGGCTTCACCGACGATCCGTTGCATATCGTGCGATCGAGCCCGGCTGACGCCAACAATATGATCGAGGTGCAGTGCAGCGACCGGGGCGATTCCTACAATAGTTCGATGGCGGAAGCGTTCGATCAGGCGTCGATCGACCTCTACGGCATCAGGCGGGACACCTCCGTGCGTGGGGACGCCGTAACGGATCCGTATTACGTGGGGAGCATCGTGGCGCAGCTGATGCTCCAGCGATCGCTCTTTTACCGCAGCACCTACACCTTCAACCTTGGCTGGAAGTACGCGTTGCTGGAGCCAATGGACCTCGTCCAGATCACCGATACGAGGATGGGGGCGAACGCGTTGACGGTGCGCATCACTGCGGTGGAGGAAGACGAAGAGGGGCTGTTGACCGTCACGGCTGAAGATTTTTTCGGCGCATATTCGCCAGCCGTCCTTTATCCGCCAGCAAACTATGTGCCGCAGCCCACGCCGACCGTGCTGGGGTTTGGTGGGGGTACCGCCGCGCCGGCAAACAAACAGGCCGGCGGCACGGCGGCCGGTGGTGGGCCGCCGACCTGGAACTCTAATCCGGGGAACATCAACCCTCCGATCATATTTGAGCCACCTGCAGCCCTCCTTACGGGCGATCTCGAAATCTGGTTTGCCCTGAGCGGCGGACCGAATTGGGGCGGTGCAGAAGTGACGGTCGCGAGCTCGGCCGCGGGCCCCTATGGCAACGTCGGGCCGGTCAACGGCAATTCGGTAATGGGGTTTTTGACGGCAAGCCTCCCGAGCTTTGGGGGATCAAACCCCGACACCGCTGATACCTTGCCGGTCGATTTGAGCGAGAGCAGAGGCCAGCTCGCCAGCGTGACGACGCAGGACGCAGCAAACTTCATTTCGCTGTGCTATCTGAATGGCGAGCTGATGTCGTACAAGACGGCAACGCCGACCGCCGGGACCGATCACTACAACCTCACCACACTGTATCGCGGGGCTTACGGGTCGACCGTCGGGGCTCACGCCGCGGGATCGAATTTCGCCCTTCTGGGCCCGCAGGTCGGGCGATTCGCATATCCGTCCAGCTGGATCGGATCAACTGTCTATTTCCAGTTTCTCTCGTTCAATCAGACGGGGGGCGGCCAACAGGCATCAGGCAGCGTCACCACCTATCCGTACACCATCACGGGCGCCGGCGTGGCGGCTTTGACGATCGCCATCGCGGGTTCAGAAGCTGGCGCTATGGGCGACGCCCAGCTTCTGCAAACTTACGTCTTCGCGGGAAGCTACACGTTCCCTATAGGCATGGAGGGGAGTTTCGGTCACGCCGGGACGGCAGCCAATTCGACCACGACGTTCAGCATCAAAAAAAACGGTAGCACGGTTGGGACGATGGTGTTTGCCGCATCGCCCGCGACAACCGCAACATTTACAATGGCGAGCCCGACATCATTTGCTGCCGGCGACGCACTGACCGTTGTCGCCCCAGCGACGCATGACACCGCACTCGCCAATGTGGGATGGACCCTAATTGCTACTTCTTAATTTGGCGGGCAGATGAAATCGATCTCGCCCGGCTGGTCGAGAATGTAGAAACGCTCATCATAATGTTGAGGGTTGGCAGATCAACGGGTAAAGTTTTGATTCGGCTTGGCGTAAGCGCTATGGGAGTTTTGGCTGCAGTATATCTCCTGCGAGAATATTTTGTCGGGTTGCTTCCAGGCAGATAACTATCGCGCCAGGACGCGCGTTCCGAATGCCCACCTCCCAATTCCCCGCGAGATCAGGGATAACTGCTACGCCCCCGCAGGCGGCGGCCAGCAGTAATGTATTCGGCCTCATTATCATGGGGGTATGCCAGGGGCCAATCGCCGGTTCGGCAACCATCCGGTCACCAACGCCTTTACTCTGGCGAGCTTTGGCGGGGCGCCGACGCAGGCGGGCGGCGACACGATCAGCCTGACCTTTACGGACCCCGCATTACAGAGCGGCGTGCCCTATATGGTCACCTACACGACCTTGGCGAATCTACAGATGCCGGGGGCGATGGGCGGGCTCGCCCAAGCCGTTAACGCCGACCCCAACCTCCTCGGGTTTGGCATCCTCGGGTCAGGCGTCGGTCCCGCCAGGGTTATGGTCATCCAGTCAAATCCGACAGGCAACACGACGATCGGCCAATCGGGCGGGATCTCTGCCGGCGGGATCGGCGCGACGACGACCAACACTTTCGCGCCGAACACAACGCCGGTCTACAGCCTCGGCGAGGACGACTACATCGTTCAGGAATCGAGTGTCGGGATCAATCTCGGTGTCACGCCTGGCGGTCCAGCGTTGCGTTCCGGCGCGGCGCCGATAACCGACGGCTTCACCGATGATCCTCTGCACATCGTGCGGTCGACCCCGGCCGATGCCAACAACATGATCGAGGTCGAGTGTCTCGATCGACAGAATAACTACAACACAGCGGTCGCCGAGGCATTCGACCAAGGTTCAATCGACGTCTACGGGGTGCGGCGCGATACGAGTACCAAGGTGCGCTTGATCACCGACCCACTCTATGTGGGTGGCATGGTCGCCCAGCTGCTGTTGCAGCGCCAGCTTCTCTACCGCAACACCTATACCTTCAAGCTCGGCTGGAAATACATTTTGTTGGAGCCGATGGACCTGGTTTCAGATCACCGATTCACGGCTTGGCGCCAGCGCCTTGACAGTGTGGATCACCGCCGTCGAAGAAGACGACGAAGGCATGCTGTCGATCACTGCCGAAGATTTCTTTGGCGCTTATTCGCCGACCGTCCTTTACCCGCCGGCCAATTATTCGCCACCCGCCTCGCCCTTGATCCTCGGGGTGGGCGGCGGCACTGCGGCTCCAGCCGTGAAGCAGGCGAGTGGCAGCGCGGTCGGCGGGTTCGTGCCGAACTGGAGCGCCCCGCACGGTGATGTCAACACGCCGCTGATTTTCAAGCTACCGGCGGCGTTATTGTCGGGCGATCTCGAAATCTGGATCGCACTGTCAGGCGGCCCAAATTGGGGCGGCGCCCAAGTCTGGATCTCGAGCGACAGTAGTTCTTATGCCTTTGCAGGCACGGTTTCTGGCCCGGCGGTACAGGGTGTTTTGGCCGCGACGATCGGCAACAGCGGCGGCAGTCCGGATACCACCGACACCTGTTCGGTCGATTTGACCGAGAGCCGCGGTCAGCTGTTCTCGGTCTCCGCCACCGACGCGGCGAACCTCGTCACCCTGTGCTATGTAGGCGGTGAGCTCTTTTCCTATCAGTCCGCGAGCCTGACGAGCGCCTATCACTACAATCTATCGACGCTCTACCGCGGTGCCTATAGCACAGCTGCGGCGAGTCATCCGGTCGGGACGCAATTCGCGCGAATCGACCAGTCGATCGGCCGCTTCCCGTATCCCGGTACTCTGATCGGTCAGACCATTTATCTGAAATTTCCGTCTAACAATATCATCGGCGGGGGTGCGCAGAACCTCGCTTCGGTGCCGGCCTATACCTACACGGTTACCGGCTCCGGCAAGGCGTCGGTCGCGACCACGGTTAGTGGTTCCTTCACCGGCCCGACGACGGCCAACCTTGTCATCCAGCGCTATGTCTTTCGCCGGCACCGTTAAGTTCCCTACCGGGCTGACCGGCAGCCAGGGGACGGCCGGCCTTGCCGCTACAGCGACCACGACCTACAGCATCCGGAAGAACGGCTCGAATGCCGGAACCATGGTCTTCGCCGCCGGCGCGACGACGGCGACGTTTACGATGGCTTCGGCGACGACCTTCATGGCGGGCGACGTTTTGACCATAGTGGCGCCGGTATCGCCCGACGCTACGTTGGCCAACCTCGCCTGGACTCTCGTCGGATCGCAGTGAACGACACCTTCGTCTGGAACTACAACAGTCACCCGTCAGAGAGAGGCTCCCTTGAAGCTCGAATCATGGCACAGTAGCGACGACAAGCGCCGTTGGAAGATCGTTCGCACCGACAACTACACCGATGTCCCGGGCGAAATCGTAACCGCCGACGAGACCACTGGTGAGTGCAGCCTGCACGTCGGCGGCGAGACCAAGACGCTGAGCTTCGGCCCCGGCGGAATCAGGATCGTCGGACGGGGAAGATGACCGACGACAAGCGGCTATGGCCGAGGTTCAGTCCCGAAATCAATTTCGGGCATCTGCTTCAGGCCGCCGTCATTTTGGTGACTATCGGCGGGGGGGCGATCACGAGCTATTTGAGCCTCCGGTCGGATATTCAACAGGTGCGAGCTGACCTCACGGTCAAAGTCAGCGAGCATGAATTGCGCATCGCCACGATCGAGCACGCCATTGACGACCAGCACCGCGAGGTGCATGAATTTCAGGCCGAGATGCGTTCGGCGATCTCTCATGTGACCGACATACTGAACGACGTGCGGGTCCAGCTCGGACGCCGATTGCAGCCGCGTGGGTGACGATTGCCGCCTGAGCCATTTGTTTCGTGCTTGATCACGTGAGGGGCTCTGGTCATCGTGCCGTGGGGCGGCAGGAGCACTTGCATGGATTCGAGGGTGGGGTTAACGGTCGCGGTCTTTACCGCGCTTCTGGTCGTGACCGGTTGCGGCAGCACGCGGTCGACGGCGTGCCAATGCCCCAAACTGGTCGCTTACGACGAGGCTACTCTGAAGAAGATCTCGGAGGCATTACGCGCCCTACCGGCTGACAACGTCCTCCATCAAGCGATGGAGGATTACGAGAACGAGCGCGACGACCTCCGATTCTGCCGCTAAACCCGATACCTGACCCGGTTGCTCAACCGCGGTTCACTCCTGTCGAATTAAAGTCAAAAGGTGGCGGCCCAGAACCAGACACGCCGCCAGGCATATGATCATCAGCGGAATGTAGTTGAGCTTGCCCGGCCGGTAAGGCCGGCGATCGAGCACGACCGCGACGACGAGTAGCACCGCGCAGGCGCCGAGGGTGACAGTCGTCTCGGTCAGGCCCATGTGTGAGTCAGGAACAAAGCTCCGGCCGCGAGCATCAGTCAGCGGGCAGGAGATGTAAACCTTCGCTCTGTGACACCATCGCGCTCGCCAAACGCGCAGCAGCCGGCCTAGACTTCGGCGTCGAAATCGCGTCGAGCCGCCATGTCTGAAGAATTCTACCGCATCAAGCGCCTTCCCCCTTATGTCTTTACCGAGGTCAACGCGCTGAAAGCCAAGGCGCGCGCCGCCGGACGCGACGTCATCGATCTCGGCATGGGCAATCCTGACGGGCCGACGCCACCCCACATCGTCGCCAAGCTCGTCGAAGCGGTGCAGAACCCGAGAACGCACGGCTATTCGGTATCGCGCGGCATCGCCGGCCTGCGCCGCGCCTGTGCCGCCTATTACGCGCGGCGCTTCCAGGTCGAGGTCGACCCGGAACATGAGGTAATCGTCACTCTCGGCTCAAAGGAAGGGCTCGCCAATCTCGCCCAGGCGATCACCGCGCCGGGCGACATCGTCCTCGTCCCGAACCCATGCTACCCGATCCACGCCTTCGGGTTCATAATGGCCGGCGCTTCGGTGCGCCACGTGCCGGTCGGCCCGGAATTCGACTTACTTGGCGAGCTCAAAAAAGCGGTTCAACATAGCATTCTGGCACCGCTCGCGATCGTCCTCAACTTCCCGGCCAACCCGACTGCGCAGACCGTCGATCTCGATTTCTTCGGCGAGATCGTTGCGTTCTGCCGTCGGCACAACATCATCGTGTTGTCCGATCTTGCCTATGCCGAAATCTACTTCAACGGCAAGCCTCCGCCCTCGATCCTCGAGGTCCCCGGCGCCCGCGAGATCGCGGTCGAGTTTTCCTCTCTCAGCAAGACCTATTCGATGGCCGGCTGGCGCATCGGTTTCGCCGTCGGCAATGCGCGGCTGATCGCGGCGCTGGCGCGGGTCAAATCCTACCTCGACTATGGCGCCTTTACGCCGATCCAGGTGGCGGCCACTGCGGCGCTGAACGGTCCGCAGGACTGCATCATCGAGACCCGCGAGCGCTATCGAGCCCGTCGTGACGTGTTGATCGACGGCTTGTGCCAGGCCGGTTGGGAGATCCGCGAACCCGAAGCGACGATGTTCGCGTGGGCGCCGATCCCCTCGGCCTTTCAGGCGATCGGCAGCTTGGCCTTTTCGAAGCTCTTGCTCGAGCGCGCTAATGTCGCAGTTGCGCCGGGGATCGGCTTTGGCGAATACGGCGAGGGGTTCGTGCGCATCGCCCTCGTCGAGAACCGTCAGCGCCTGCGCCAGGCGACGCGCAACATCCGAACCTTCCTCTCCGGCCGCAACGATGTCGCTGAGCCGCGCCGCCGCGAGCCCAACCTCGCCGCAGCCGGGTCATGAGAGGAGTTCAGTTGGTGAATCCTGACCTCGACCATTCGGCCGGCTGGGTTTGACTTCGCCGACCCACCTTCCTATGTTCGTGCCCTCGTCGAAGGACAAGGGCATGAAGATCGTCAATTCGCTGAAGTCTCTGAAGAAACGGGACAAGAACTGCCGCATCGT